ATGAATATGTTAGCCAATATCTCGTTTGATGCTGCGGTATTCACAAGCCTTGAAGTGATGAATGTTGATGTAGTGGATGGCGTTATTCAGTTCTCTTTATCTATTCAAAACGCTGAGCACATCTACATCGTTGCGAGTGTCAAAGGAATTGAGAAAAACGACACTTTCGAATATGGCGAAGGCTTGGACTATCAAGACTGGAAAGATGTGAATTACACAAGAATGACAGTCGATTCAAGTAGCCGACCACATGTCGATGACTTTGATTATGTCGATGCAGTCGAAGGTATGCCATTTGCTCTTACTTCTACTCAAATTCAAAAGCTGAATGAGTATTTAGAAGAACTGGCAAGAGAAGAAAAAATCAATGAGTTGAGAGGTGGGTGATGTCTAAACGCGCCCTACTCCATAAGTCAAAACTAGAAGATTTCAAGTCTTGGCTTATTGAAAACCAAATTCAGTATCGAGATGGCAAAGGTGATTTTCAGGTTTTACAGGTTGAAGTAAAAGACAGGTTTTACCCGATATACGACAGGCTTCAAGGCGCCCACTTCACAACCCAAAGAGAACTCATCCCTTTAGTTAAAAGATACATCGCAAGCGTAAAGAATTAGGAGAAGATTATGAATGTGCCAGTGCAAAACAACATCGTTCAAGCTCAAATGCATAAAGTGGCATTAGCTTTCGATATGGTCGATGTGGATCCTGAACAATTAAAGAAAACCCTTACAGATACAGTGTTTAAAGGTGCAAATGATGTTCAGTTAGTTAGTCTCCTAATTGTCGCTAACCAATACAAACTAAACCCTTTCACCAAAGAAATTTATGCATTCCCTGCAAAAGGTGGCGGCATTGTTCCTGTAGTTGGTGTTGATGGTTGGGCACGAATTATTAATGACAATCCTGTTTGTGATGGTATTCAGTTTGAACAAGACGACGAATCATGCACATGCAAGATTTTCCGCAAAGACCGCAACCACCCTACTGTTGTGACTGAATACTTATCTGAGTGTCAGGGTAATTCAGAGCCTTGGAAGAAGTATCCAAAGCGGATGTTGCGCCATAAGGCTTTAATTCAATGTGCTCGTGTTGCTTTCGGCTTCTCAGGTATTTATGACGAAGATGAAGCCCGTCGTATTGATGATTGCCAAACTTCTACAGTTAAGACTGTTAGTTCAGATGTTCCGCAAGGTTATGAAGCTTATGAACAGCAGCATTTAGACACTATGCGCGCTTTGGCAATGGAAGGCACAGAAGCTTTGCAAACTGGATACGCTGAATTACCGCAAGGCGACTGCAAAAAATACTTCTGGACTAAGCATAGCGCTTCATTAAAAGAAGCAGCTCAACATGCTGACCAACCACAAGGACAAGTATATGAACATTCTCCAGCGTAGTGAAGATTGGCATTCAGAACGCTGTGGGAAAGTCACAGCAAGCCGAGTAAAGGATTTATATGCAAAGCCAAATAAAGGCAAAGCTTTAAATGCATTGGGTTTAACAATTCTAGCTGAGCGCCTCACTGGCGTTCAGAAGGAAATCTTCACAAACACAGCAATGCAATGGGGTATCGACAACGAGCCTTATGCAATAGCGGCTTATGAAAATGAGACAGGTAACTTTGTAGTCGGAACAGGCTTAATTGACCACCCTTTCATTGAAATGTTTGGGGCTTCACCAGATGGGCTTGTACTTGTTGAGGGTCAAATTGAAGTTAAGTGCCCTGACACGACAACTCATTTGAATACCCTTCTGACTAAGCAAGTGCCAGACGAGTACATTCCTCAAATTACTTGTCAGTTGGCTTGTACTCGTCGTGAATGGTGTGACTTTGTGAGTTATGACCCGCGTCTACCAGAAGAACTACAGATCATCATCATTCGCGTCTTTGCCAAAGACTTGGCTATCGAAGCACTAGAGCAAGATGTCCGCAAGTTCAACAAGGCTATAGATGACGCGATTAAAACATTGAAGGTGGCAGCATGAACGACTTAGAAATAAATGGTTATAAGATTTTTGAAAATTATGATGAAGCTGTTTATGCAGCTAAATCAAAAGAAGATGTTTACGATTTTTTCGTTGAAAACTATGGCCCTACTGAAGAATGCCAAGGCGAAACGAAGGAACAATTCATTGAAAACCTAATTGAAATAGATGTTGGTAGTGAATTTGCACAACGAATGAGAACGTACATCAGTGATGATACTGGCGAGGTGTCTGAATCTTCGCATTATGAACAATACAAAGAGGTTGCTTCTAAAGACGAAGGAACTGAAGTAATTGCATATTTAGTTTGGTGAGGACAGCAGCATGACAGATTTGAATAAGGAAAGAGAGCTAGAGCTTTTCAATGCTTTTGTTGAGAAAAATCTACCAGAACTTTTTGAAAAGCATAGCAATGGTAATTTCTTTGCAAAAGTTACTTATGACTCTATGTTTGGTGCTTGGTTGGGAGCCAAAGCTCAGGCGGTGCCAGAGGGCTGGGTAATTGCTCCCCAAGAATTGCCTTTGGATATGGCTTTAAAAATTGCAAAAGAGCGAATTTTAGAACAGCCACCAGTAAAGGACCCTGTTCTGAATGAGATCTTGGAAAAAGCCCACAAGGAAAATATTCAATCTGAACAATGTCGCTTAATGCGCGATTACAAGGAAATGGTTAAACGGTTAAGCGAATCGGGAGCTGAAAAATGAAAATGAACGCACCAATTAAACTTGAAATGAAAGTTTATGCAGTTAATAAAGATGGGCAACAAGCAATTGTTACTATGTCACTCCCTCTTGGTCAGTACCCTACGCGTTCAACGCTTGAAAAGATATTTAAGGATGCTGAAGGCCACTTGCCAGATGATTTTCGCGTGATGAATAAATCTGAGTTTTTTAACGCATACCTTCAAGAAGAGTACGGGACAACTGAAAAATTCGCTACACCTGGTTCTCGTGAATTTACTGATGATGTTATTGAAATGGATGAATCGGGAGCTGAGGGATGA